CGTTGTATAAAGATACTGTGTATGTTTCTGCTTCTAGAACCACGCACTTCTTCATTAACTGCTTTCTTATGTTTAACAACAATCTTTACATTGTCTAAAGATTGATAACTTGTTTTGCTAGACCCTGACATTGTGTCGAATCCTTCTTTAATATCTGCCATGTCTCTCTCCGCTTGTTTTGCGATATCCTGTTTCTCTCCTACAGCCTTAATTTTTTTACCAAATATCTTATAGTCGAATTTCATTAAGTAGTCTTGTGCAACATCTTTTAACATTGTTCTCACTTTATGTTCACTTAAATCTTCGCTAGTATTCAATACCATTGTTGTTGTGGCTGGGTCTAACCTAACTAAAATATTAGGTTCAGTTACAACAAAACGTGTTGCTTCTGTTGGGTCTATAACCTGCTTGCCATCTGCACTAAAACTGTCTACGCCGAAGCCAAACCCTTTTAGTATGTTAAATGTTTTTTCTGCTATAACTGGGATATTTACGCTCATAATACTATTTATCTATTTAGAGGAATCCAACTGGCAACGGTGCATCGCCTTCATCGTCATAATCATCATTATCTACAATACCACTGTTGACAACACTGTAAACAGCATCTTCAAATGTACTAATATAGTTAATCATTCTCACATTGAGCATCATAGCCATAACTAAGTCATCCATTTCGCCTGGCTTAGCCTTAAAACTATTACCCCTAGACACAAAGTTCTTTAATTCGCTGATTAATACTTTACTCTTAATGTGTATTCTATCTTGTTCTAGCAAACGTTTAAAGTTTAAACATGCTTCCATTTTGCTTCTGTGCCCTGTGTGGAAACCTTTACGTCCACGTTTACCTGCAACCTTTTTAGGATCATGCAAGAAATCACCTGGGAAGTTTTCTTCGCCTGTGTCTCTAATTACAACAAGTGCCGCTTCACCGATAGTATTATTCTCAACTGTCCAGTATAAATTTTTACAACCAACATTCTGCAAGTATGTTAACATTTCCATTAACATTCGCATTTGTCCTTCTACTGGTGTTCTGTTATGTGCCCATTCGCCTACTTGCGTCATTGTAGAAACATCCATAACTTGTATAGCCGCATTGTCGCCGCCTGTACCACTACTTGGGTCTAATGTTAAACTATATATGTGCTGTGGATTAGGCTTTTCGTACCAACGAGCTTCTCCCATTTTACCTATAGGGTCAACGCCTCTCATTTCAACTAACTGTAGAGGACTAATAAGTGTTTCATCATATATGATAAATTCACATTCATGTTCTCGTCTAAATCTTTCCTCACCAATCCTTGCTCGTTCTGCTGATGCCCAATCATCATCACGCTCAGGATGAGCTACCCATGTTGACAAGTAGCCTTTAAATCCATTACGACCTACATCTTGTTCGTTGCCGTACTCGTCGAATAACTTGTTTGCTTCTGCCCATATAAGTGCAAAGGTATCGTCATCACTGTTTGGTGTACTTGTTACAATACAAGCACCACCTGTACTTAGTGTAGGAGATAGTGCTGTCCAAAACTCTTTAGCAATACGTGGAGGTACAAACGCAAACTCGTCTAAGTAAATAAGTGTTAAGGACATACCACGTCCAGTATTTTCAGTTGTTGTAGTACTTACAATACGACTACCATTATCAAAGGTAATGCTACCTTTATTGTATTCTGTAACACCTGCTCTAATATGATCAGGAGCACATTCGTATGCATAACGAACTCGTTGCATAATTTCACTAGCACCGGACTGCTTATGAGCCGCTACTAGTATTGTACTGTCTGGTTTGAACATTGCAAACCAAAGTAAGTAACCTGCCGCTACAGTGGTTTTACCCATCTGTCTGCCCAGCATGTTAATACTAAATCTGTTGTTGTTATAGTTTTCTATTAAGTCTAACTGATAGTCAAATGGTTCGAAGTCTATGCCACCTCTTGTAGGATGCTGTATACGCATATGGTTAACCATAAAGTATAATGCACCTGTATCGGGTTCAGCACAGTTTTTAAAGTCACGTAGAGTTTCAGGTGTATATGCTACTTTAGCATAACCTTGTTTAATAAGACTGGAATCTACTGTTCCTCTAGCCATTGTTAGTTCCTAAATAGTTATGTTCTGTAGCATAGTCGAAAATTCCTTGTGCAATTTTCTTATGTCCTTCAATACCAGGATGTCCATTATAAGATGCTGGATCAGGGTCAACTATGTCTGTACCGTTAAACTTTTTGTTTGAGATTACTCGCGGTCCTAACTTTTCAGATATGCCGCCTAGTATTCTTCTAGTACCAAGTGTTCTGCCATTTACCCACCAAAACAAATAATCAATATTATTATCTTCGAAGTATTTTATCCCTCTAGATAGGTGCATAACGCAATCTGTAACAAATTTCCATATTTCTTTTCTACTTGCTACACTAGTCATTTCAAAAGGATACCACATCTTTACTTCGTCATAGTATTTTTGTAGTTCGCTTTCTGGTATATCAGACATTGCTATTTCTTCACCGTGTTCTTGTAGAGTATTGCTATCCATATACCTACGCATGAAGTATAACGTTAATTCTAATATATTGTCACTTGCTGGAAATGATACTGGTTGTACATCATTTCCATCTTTATCTTTAATTTGTTGCCACTGTCTATATCGTGCTGTTGTAAGCTCTATAACAACATTTAAATTATCCAGAGAACCATATTTTTGCTTGTATGCTTCACAGAACTCTATGGTTTGATCTACTGAGGATTGAGGGGGTTTGCCGTTATAGCAATGCTTGTATAATTGATCAGTACCAAGCATATCTGCTAAAAAATTAGCATAACTAGGTGCAGGGGTAACAAATTTTAAATCTGCGTACTTTTCATTCCATCCAGTTGCATAACTGGAGCCGTTAACATATAAATCTGACATGCAGATATTTATCAGCGAATGAGTTTGGCCTTCAGGGTATCGCGGAGTCTATCAATGATTGTTTGCTTATTAGTGGTGTATGCAGGGTCTTCTTTACTATCATCTGCACATGTATCACACTCTTCGCCATCTTCATGATCATGATCTGGGTGTACAATTACTGCTGTTTCTGGTTCTTCGTCACCTGATACTTCTGCTTCTGGTTCTTCTGCTTGTGGTTCTTCTTGCTTAGGTAATGTAATGCCTGCTAGTCTTAAAACGTCATGTAGTTCTTGCATACTTGAAGCATTTGCACTAACTGTTACAGTAGCATCGCCTTTAGACTTAGTTTTGCTGTAACTTACATTCTCTCTTTCTTCTTCTTGATCAGGAATGCCATAAGCATCGCCCATCCCTGGCATCATACCTTCCATTAAACTTAATAATTTTTTGTTCTCGTCGTGGTTATTCATTATACTTTCCCGTTACTGCCTTGCTGCTGATTGACTGATGTTGTCAGCTTCTTTGGATTGCTCACCTGTGCGACCCATGTTAGGCTGGCTCATCATATCGTCATGCATTTGTCTTAAGTCATCACCCATCATTTGAGATTTTGTTGGGTAGTTAGTAAAGTAATCTGCACCTTTTTCTGCTTTAAGTTTTTGTAACTCTGCTAAAAACTTAGTGTTGTATGCTTCGCCAAATAAGTCAAAGTCTTCAATTTGTGCGTTTTCGTTTTCGTAATGATCGAAATTTTCTTGTGCTAATTCTGCTTCATCTTCGTTTACCACTCTTCCGTCATCTCTTTCTTTACGCTCTGCAGCCATATCGCTTTCGATTCTTCTTGGGTCGTTAACACCGTAGCATAATACTCTACTGTGATCTAAACCTAAGTTAACTGCTAACCATACTTCTAAAATTCTTTCATTGACTGGGTATTTTAGAATAATATCTGAACTACATACTTCACTAGTACACTGCACACCTTTATAACGCATAAATTCTATTGGGTTTTCTTCTATCGGTGTTCTTTTAAAAGGAGTAGCACTAACTAAGTTATACTTTGCTAAACAACTTTCGACTTTAGCCATGTGTTCAGCACCGCAATCTGCAGCAAACTTAACTCTGTATCCGTATTCCTTTTTAAAGGATTCTGTTATATATTCATTTAATAATTTCATATTGTCTCTCTAAGTAATCCAATCGTTACAACTATTTATCTTTTTTATCAGATTTATCTTCGCCTTTCATAATCCTTAATAGTTCGTTACGGTCGTATACCTGTGTAGGGCCAGTGTCGTCATAGCCATCATTTTGATTTTTTGTTTTATCTAGCCTTGCTTTTTTCATCATCAAGTCTAATTGTTGTAATTTTGCTTTTGTTTTTGTATCTTTTGCTTCTAATGCAATTTTTAACATGTTACTAGCCTCAGCAAATATCTTACCTGCGGCCATATCGCTTACATTCATACCTAAGCTCATTAACTGTGCATAACTATCAAGTGCTTTATTTGCTACATCATCCATTTCAGTTTCATGGTCGCCTAAGCCTTTAATTTCTTTAAATGCATCGTTGATCTTTTCTGCGATTGTTAAACCGTTATTTACTACCTGTATCTCTTGTTTTGTTTCTGCTATAGTAGGTACTTTTTCTTCTTCTAATGCTTCTTCCATAGATGGTAGATTAAATTCTTCTTCTAATTTCTTTGTCATTGTTTAAATCCTAGTTTAATCAACTGTATTGTTCTACCGCCTATGTCTAGAGGATGAAACAATGTTTCTCGTTGTGTTTCGTGATGTAATGTGTGGAAGCCTTCGCCGAATGTAAGTAGTCCTACAATCAAATCATTGTGTGCTTTACCATTTCTATGTGAGTAAGAAAATACAGCACTACCTATTAACTTAGCAAATCCTGCTGGTGCTAACCAAGCATATATTAATGCAAATGGATCTATTAGTGCTAGTATAAGTGCATATACTGCTATAAACTCCCAATAGTACTTAACCTGTGCCCTATATAAGTTATCCCTTAATAAGTTACCTGCCCATTTAACATTAGGTTCTGTAAACACTTGTAAGAAGTGTGCATAAAAGTATCCTTTGAATAAAGGACTATGTGGATCTTTATCAGTATCAGTAAATTTATGATGTGCTCTATGAGTTGCTACCCAAAGTATTGCTGGGCCTACCATCATTATGTGTGCAAAGAATAACATTACTAGTTCAAACCATTTAGGACACTTAAACATTTTGTGGCTTAAATATCTATGGTAACCTAATGTTAAACCAAACAACATTATACCGGAATACATTGCCGCACCGATAGCCCATTGTGTTGCTGATGCATACATGAACATAGGCACAATGGCTAACATGCTGGCAACTTGTCCAGCAAAAAGACTATATTGCATTCCTACTTTACCTAATTGCATAATGCTATTTATCGTTATTTTTTACGTTTGCGTGGATTTCGAGGTTTGTTGTTTCGAGGTTTGTTATTTTGAAATATTTGATCTTCATTAATCACTTTGAAACGAATGCCTTTACGTTTGCACCATTCTTGTGCGGCCGTCCACTTAGCGGCATTTACAGCAACTTGCATCTGCTGTCCTCTGCCTCTAGCATTTTCCATTGTGGTTTGATTTGCTGGCTTAATTTCAATTAGCTCAACATGCTCTGCGCCGCCTTTGTCTACATATTGTATCATAAAGTCAGGCACATAGTTAGTGTACTTTCCTGTTAAAGGATTTTGATAAGGTATCTTAACATTCTCACTAGCCCATTTTTTTATGTTAGGGTGTGAGTCACACATACGCATAAAGGCTAATTCCCAACTACTTCTATAATATGGTTTTTTACTGCCGGCGTACTTGGGCGTGTTTACTACTTCGTAAACACCCTGAGCGAATTTACTCATGGCTGGATTAGGCCTGCGACCTTAGTTTTGCTGTTACTATTTTGTACTGCAATTCCTACTCTACTTCCTGCTGGTCGTAAACTATTCATTGCATTGTATGCATCAACTGTTAGATTGAGAGAGTTCTCATTAACATCAAAGTATTCAAGTGGGTCTACACCTTGTGCGTCGGATACTGCCATTAGCACACTTGTCATTGCTATCGCTGTTGGCTTTTTAAATCCTGCTTTCTGTAATTTACTTTCTACCATGCTGACTATTGCAGGGTTATATGTTTTATTCGTGTTTGTTAATGTCGCAAGTAGTTCTGAACTTGCTTCTGGTAGTGGAAATTTTATAGTTGCAGAGTCTATATATGCAACCAGTGTTCCGTTAACCATTTCATAGGAAGTAGTGTTACCAAATGTATCGTAAAGAGAAGAGCTCATTATTTACCCTGCGGTGCTCGTTGTCTGGGACTGCTTGGGTCACCTAAGAATTCAACAGATCTCTCACCTTGAACATTACCCGGGCCACCACTGCCTTGTGGTCCATATTCGTTCCACAAGTTATCAATTGTGAAGTCAGTGCCTGTTTGGTCACTCATTAATTTACCTGATTCGAATCTTGCTAAGTCTGTTTCATTTAATTCAAAGTTAAACTTACTATTAACTGTCATACTTTCTATTTCAAATTCCATATCAAATGTTCTAATGCCCGAGTCTGTGTAGTCCATTGATTCTGGTGTGAATGAAGTGAGTTGTGGTCTAAATAAAATATACTCAACTCCTCTACCACCATGGTAATTAATTATGCGTATGCTATCAATAAAATGAGCAGTTTTATGTACGTCTAATCCTGCATCATTACTCTTATAGCCACCGGACATAAATGCACTTTGAGCTGTTGTTGATTCTTGGTTAGAGTCCCATTGGGTTGCTTTTGTATCTCGTTTTTTTCCATCGCCTGCAGGGTTTGTTCTATTACGGGGGTCATTGTAATGGAATGCAAAATACTTCATGAACACTGTTAACCATTCGTTAGCAACTGTGTCAATCACAGTAAGACTGCAAGGGCCGTAATCGACCCCAGTCTGTACTATTCTACGATGATTGTATTGTCTCTTAACTGCTGTTTGAAAAGTGATTTCAGGAATTTTAGCAGTCTGAACCAATGTACTAAGTTGAGTTCGTAGCAGTGATGTTTCAGAAATTAATTTAGCCAATTCAGGATTAAAATTAAACTCTACAAAGCCTTGAAACTTCTGTCTAGGTGGCGTAATGCCAGGGTTGAACCTGTCTGCATTACGCCAGTTTCTAAAATATGTACGGTTGAAGTTAAACATATTTTAACCTAAGTAACCTCTATTAACCGTTAGTGCCACCAATAGTTAGTGCTGCTAAATCTGGGAATGGGTTAGTTGCTGCGTCACCACGTCCACCAATAGCGTTACCGCCAGCTGTATGTAATGCATTATCGAAACGTAAAGTTAAAGTAATGATTTGTGATTCTGCTGCTGAGTAATCGTGATCACCGTATGTTACGTTCTGAATGAAGCAACCTTCTAGTTCCCACTTTTCTGTAGCGGTGTTAACATCTGTTCCGTCTAATACTTCAATTTCACAAGGGAATTTAAAGTCGTTAGCTACTGCTGCTGTAGTTTGTTGGAAGTGGTTAACTTGGTTCTGTACCTGAGCACCTACCATTTTAGATACTGAGTTAGTAATGTCATCACGGATAACAATATCAACTGTTTGCCATGTATGCTTACCTTGTACATAAATTTTACTGTTAAAACTATGTACTTCAATCTCGTCAACACTAACAGAAGGTCTTGTGACACTCTGAACGTTTTGTGTTAATGATTTAGTTTCCGTAATTCCACCGAACGGTGCAACAAAGTTTACACGGAACCTATACTTTAATTTAGGCATTAATATGCCACCGGCCGACCCATCTGCTGTTGTAAGCGGTACTCCGAATTTATCTTTTGTTACTGCCATTTTATATTCTCCTAAAATCTATAAATGTTTTATATGCTAATATTTATCAAAAAGAAGTCAAAATCGTAAACTCGAGTTTTAATTTAGTCAAAAAAAAGCACTCCGAAGAGTGCTTTTTAATTAGTTTAAGTATAAACTTAACCAGTTGAACCCAAAGTATTTTGAATTCTAATCGGAATGTATATAAACTCAACTGCTTTAACAGGCTGTATAGCCACGTCAATGTGCAATTCGTTTCTATCAATTCTTGCTGGTGTGTTATTAGACGTATCACATACAGTAACATAGTCAAATAAACCACGTTGTGTGACCAACGAGCTTAAGAATCTATCAACTACTGATTGAGCATTTGTTCTAGTAACACTGTCGTTTGGCTCAAACAAGAATGGCTTAACTGCATCATCAAGTTGTTCTCTGATGTAGATTACCAATCTTGAAACATTAATTCTATCCAACGCACTTGCTGATGGGTTTAATGTTTTCTGACCAAATACACTAATGCCTCTTCCTGGGAATGACGCAATTGGGTTTACTTTGTTTAAGTATAAACCGTCACGTTGTCCTTCGTTTAATGAAACTGGGACGTATTCGCCTTCTTTAGCATCTAAGTATCCTACTGAAGCAGCATTATTAACTACACCACGTTGGAAACCAGCCGGTGCAAACCAAGGGAAAGCAACCTGGTCATTATACGCAAATGTACGCAATGCCATGTATGATGCTGGTACTAAAATGTTAGAACCATCTGTGTTAGTTGTTAATGCATGTGGGTAGTATGTACCTGCTTGTGAACTTGCACTTACAAGACCGTTCTCGCCATTCTCTACTGCTGTGTTAGCATTGGTTGCCCAAGCTGCTGTGCTAGTATTGTCTGCCGCTAGTCTTAAAGGAGTATCGATGATTGCAAAGACTGTGTCTTTTCTGTCAACACTCAATGTAAGCATTTCGTCTGCTAATTCAGGATATCCAGGAACTGCCATAATGTTGAAACGGTTTGTTTCGTTACGGACGTCTTGGTTACTTGTAATTGCTGATTGTAGCTGTTTAGTAACTGCTTTACGCTGTGCCTTTCTTAACAATAAGCCTGAACCGTCAGCTGCGTTGCCTGAGAATGATACCCAAACATCAGCAGTAACTGAAGAACTTAATGCATAGCTAGTGCGGTATTGCTTAACATTACCACCTGAAGCTCTGTAGTTCCAACCTAACATACCTTGTGGGTATAAAGATGCACTTGGAGCGTCTGCGTCTAATGCTGATGCTGCTGACTGTCTGAAATCATCAAACAATATACCATCTGGTGTGCTTTGATCAGTAAGATCAACTAGTACCCATTTAGTATCAAACTTATAAACTTTTAAGTTTTCAGTATCTGAGCTGTCTAACCATACATCGCCAGCTGCTAAAGAAGTAGTACCGTCACTTTGTAGTGTTGGCTCTGTTGCTTTAGTTTGGAAATCAGTTGTTAAACTTACCCATGTAGTACCGTTATGCTCTAGTAAGTCAATGTTATTAGTACTAATATCAGCGTCATACCATAATGTAGCGTTTGCTGTTGTACCAGTTGGTTGAGTCAAACTTGGAGTATACACTGTAGTTGATGCTTTAAAGTTACTGTAACGTATTGCTTGTAAGTTGATATCACCTAATGCAAATCCATTAGTGGTTGTACCAGCTCTTAATTGAATGTCGTAACCTTTTGTATTTACAAATCGAACCTTACCACCGTTGTTTGATACACTGACTTGGTCAGAGAACTGAGTAGTTGGGTTAGCAGCTGAAAGAGCTGTTTGTATATCTGTTACAACGTCATCTACTGATATGTTACCAGAAGTAGTACTTGTTAAGAATACATCAATTGGATTACCTGAAGTGTTAACTTCAATTGTAAATGCTGATGCTGCTGCATCTGCTTTAGTGTCTACAATTTCTGTATCAGTAATTACTGTAGAACTTTCAAACATCAATGTTGAGTTACCGTTCCATGCATGGAGTTTTGAACTTGCATATCTTTGGAATGAATCATTAATTTGATCTAACCACAATGCGCCTTTTACCAAAGTACCAGCTGCTTCGTGATAAGCAAATGCTTCTGCTGATGTTGATTTGAAAGCAAGATCTTGTGATACAAATTGTCCAGTTGCTGAACTGTACTGCTTAACTTTAACGTCTGCACCACTGTTAGGTGTTGTTGACTGTAAGAATACGTCACCACTTGCTAATGCACCACCACCTAGTTGAGTAGTTGGTATAGTAGTGTGAGTTGCCCACTGATAGTCTGCACTTGATTTAGCACTTGACCATCCAGATGAACCAACTAGTTGCCAGTTGCCTGCAATCTTTTCATGTATTGATAAGAAGTCAGTTTTATCGCCAGTTGTATCAACACTTACTAATGCAAAAGAGCCGTTAGTTGAAAATGCTGTTTTTGGTACTGCGTTAGCATATACGTCATTTTTACCTGCGATTAAAACAGTTTGTGTGACCCACTTGCTTCCGTCATATTCTTTAATACCCCAAGTACTTGAAGCGGTGTCTAACCATAAAGAACCATCTACTGGTTTAGCTGAAGGTGCTGTTGCACTTGCTTCTAGCTCACTTAGATCTATGTCTGCTCTTAGTACATAAGCTCTGTTAGCTAATCCTAAGAAACTGTATGCTGCTGCTAGACCGTATTCGTTTGTTTCGTCTCCGTGAACTGGTGTTCCGCCACTTGATTTAAATGATGGGTTACCGAAATTCTGTAGTAATTCACGCTGACTAGTTATGTTATATAACTTGTTTGCTGTTGCCTTTGTAGTATAAGCCGCAGTTGAAGTTCCATCTGGTCCTGTCTTATCTTGTGCTGTTGCAATTACGATAAGAGGAACAGTTCCGGCACCTGCAGGTGCGTAGAAACTTTCATCTGATACACTTAGACTAACGCCTGGCGATACTAATGTTGCCATTTTGTTTTCTCCTAATATATTAAGATACGATTGATCGTATGCACTTATTTATCAGAATTTAGGTATTATCGGGCTTTATAGAAATTGAAAGGTATTAGGGGATATTATACTATTTTAAGTGTTTGTTTGAATTCGCCTGTGTTCCAGTCTCGAATGTCTTCTACTTGTTTTGCTAAGTCTTCAATGGTGCCGTTGTTTGTGATAATGTAGTCTACTGGGTGTCCTGCCCAATTCCATTCGCTTTCGTGTACGTCTGCGTATTTAGTTTTCATTATCTTGTGGCTAACTGCATTATTGTGTGCTGTTTTTGCTGTTTCAAACCATTCAGGTAACTCTCCACGTTGTACCCAAATAACAACACCGCCCATTTCTTTTATAAGATCTAGTTCGTTTTTAAATCTTGCATCGCTAATAACAGTACAAGGTGTGTCTATATGTTGTTTTCTTATGCGATATTCTAAACTGTGTAACCAAATATTAGGATCGAAGTGTGTTCGTAACACATCAGTACCTAGTAATTGTAGTGCTAGTCTAGGAGTAAAGTTTGGAATGCCTAGTTTTCTACTCCAGTAAAGGTCTGGTGTTTCACGAAAGTCTCTACTTTCTACAGTATCGCCTTCTACTAGTTCTCTGGACCATCCAAATATAGATGCTGATAAGTCTTTTAATGGGGCAGCGAAACTATCTTCAACGCAACCACGCTCTACAAACATGTTTGCTACTGTGCCTTTGCCTGAACCTATTAGTCCAACTAACCCTATTATCATATATTAACCTATTACAAATCCTAGTGGGTCACTGCCTTCTTCCATCATGTGAACCGCTTCATTTAGTTTCTCTAACTCTGCTTGAGCTTCTGATTTCAGTGCATCACCGTTAAGAGTAATTGCACCACCTGCGCCTGGTAAGCCTGAGCTATACTTGCTTCTTGCTTCACCTAGCATAAACTTACTTTGTGCTAGTGCGTATGCACTTAACCAGTCACTTGCATAAATGTCTTTTAGCAATATCATCTCTGGTACAAAATTATATACACCAACTGCTACTTCTTCATTATGCCTAACATTTCTTAAAATCTGTAATACTTTACTATTACGATTCCAAATAAAGTTATATTCACTACCAAAGATACGTCCAACTGTTTCTTTGTACTGTGAGAACGCATCGTAAACTGCTAGTCCGCCAATTTGTCCTGCCTGCATCATGTACATGTTGTTGAATGCAACATCAAACGGATCAAAGTTTACACCACCACTGTTAGTTCCTATACCTCTACGATAAAGTCTTCTAACTTCCATTACTTCGTCGGGCAATGTATATTCAGTTACATTTTCCTGTGTAGTAATAAAGATCATGCTTTCTTCGACAGCACCAGAACTAAGTTGTCTATACTTAGCCATTGCTTTGTTGATAGCAACATCGTAATGTTCTCTATCGAGTTCTACATCAACTATACCATCTGCTAGACGCAGTTTGATTTCGCTGATTAGCTGCTCTCTGTTGTCATATCCTATTTTATTAATCGCCATAACACTATTTATCTACTAAAAGGCTTTTAATATGATAGTCGTGTCATTAAAACGCCCATTCATTTTAGTATCCGTTGTCGTAAGGTCCTTAAACGCCTTACTAAATTTAGTCTTTGCATTTCCGGTCCAGTTTTTAATTTGCTCTGCTGGCTTACGCAATGTCTTTTGTACACTCTTAGTAGGATGAAAGTCTTGTAGTGTTGTTCCTTTAACAGTCATGCCGCTTTTTAAATCATCAACTACATACATGCCTACTTTACGAGTTTTTGTATTATACACCCAAATCTCAGTTGCATCAACTACTTCTGTAGGGTTAACACTTGCTATTCCAAGTGTGCTGTCATTGATTTGAAACTTTAGTTTGCCTACTACTTTTTCTTTGCTTACGGCTTTAGGCTTGCGAGTCTTTCTATTTGCTTTACCTGTTAAGATAAATGCATCACAAGCGGCATTAATTTTTTCATATATTGCTACAAAGTCCTTACGCATTTTCTTATCCATGAATCCGTATGCTTCTTTGATATCTTCGTCTTTCCATTCTTGCACTTCTAATGCTTCTGCATACTGATATGTGAAATCATCTTTGATGATCTTAGCATGGTTAGGCTTTACAACACCACCGCCGTACACTTTCATTTCTGTAAACGGGTCAAACTTTTTGAGATTGAAATCACCTGTTGTTAAATCGTCTACATAGCCTTCCCAATTACCAAGTAAGCCTTCTACTTGCTCACGCATTCTTTGTTGTATGCTGACTTTAGGTTTAGCATCTTTTGCCTTCTCTTCTTTTTCTTCTATGATGTTTTCTGCTTTGTCTTCCAGTGCAGGAATCTTGCTTAACAAATGTTCCTTGACATCGTCTGCCATGTAGCCATTTGTCTTGTGCCAGATGTAAGTGTGTTTAGCAAAAGAACTAAACCATACATCAGGTACCTTTCTTAATTTTTTGATTAGCTCAGGGTCTAATCCGCTGTCTTTTTCTAACCAAGTAAAGATCGTAGACGCACATTTCTTATCTGCTACTTCGTAATGCACAAAGTATTCAAAGTTGCGTACTAGCTTTGTTCTTTCTTCGTCTGTTTTAAGTGTATGTATTGTCTGCCACTTAGGTTCGGGCATCAAATATATATCTTTTTGCTTTCTTCTTGCCATTAGTCACTC